GGCTTGGACTCCTTCTTCAACAGATCTTGGATCAGTAAATGAGAATGTTTCTATTTCTCATACGGTAACCTATATTGATGACGCTACTATGACTTCATATCCTGTAACTATTGCTGCAACTGAAACGAATCCTACTACAATAAGTATCTCTGGAAATACACTTTCTGGATACTATCAGGATTCATTTAACAATACAATTACATACAGAACACCAGAGGGAACTTTCCCAGTAGTTACAAAGTTTAATCAAATTGATCTTAATAAACTGGAAGAAATGATTTCGTATAAAGCCAGTGTATCAACATCTAGAGTTTTTACATATACAGCGACTGCTAAGGATGGAGCAACTACAGTGGCTACTCAGAGTTATACTAAGACAGTAACCAACGATTGGACTTCTGGTAAAACCTCTCTACAAACTTATGTGGGATATACACTATAATGCCTGCAATTAGTAGACTTGGAGATATGAGCACAGGACATGGGTGTTTTCCACCCACAGCTTTGATTCAGACCCCTGTTTCTAAAACATTTTTTAATGGTATTAAAGCGTCTGTGGTAGACAATGCATGCCAACACGCTTCTCATACATGTGGGATTACTACACATTCTGGTTCAACTAGATCTCCATCTTCTGGAGCCAGTAAGACATTTATAGAGGGTAAACCTGCAGCACGAATAGGTGATAACATCGCTTGTGGAGATGCAATAGCTGAAGGATCTACTAATTCTTTCATAGAATAACCTAAATAAAGAATATGGCAAGAAATACAAGAATCTTTTCTGACTTAGACCTAAATTTCACTAAACATCCAGTGACTGGGGATATTACACGCAGATACGACGAGAATGCAATTAAGCAATCCGTAAAAAACCTTCTTTTAACCAGAAACTTCGAGAGACCATTTCATAGCGAAATTGGCTCTCCTGTTCGTGCATTACTTTTTGAACTTCCAGGTCCAATGTTTTCGATGATGCTGCAACGAGCCATTATCGATGTTATTAATAACTTTGAACCACGAGTAGAACTTTTAGATGTTCGAGTTGATGATTCTTTGGACGCTAATGAAGTTTATGTAACAGTAGAATTTAAAATAGCAAATACCGAGAGTCCTATTACTCTTGATCTAGCATTAGAGAGAACCCGATAATGGCAAACAATAATAAAAGAATTCAAGTATCAGAGTTAGACTTTGATGCTATTAAGTCTAATCTAAAAACATTTTTACAAGGACAGACTGAATTTCAAGATTATGATTTTGAAGGATCTGGACTTTCTGTTCTCCTAGATGTTCTTGCTTACAATACTCATTATAATGGAATCTATACTAACCTAGCTGTCAATGAGTGCTTCTTAGATTCTGCCAGCAAAAGAGCATCAGTAGTTTCTCTTGCTAAAATGCTTGGTTACATGCCTCGTTCGGCTAGTTGTGCAACTGCTACTGTAACTGCCACTGTAACTTCTCCGACAAGTTCACCATCCACTGTTACTCTCCCAGCAATGCAACCATTCACAACTTCGATTGATAATGTATCATACACATTTTATAATCGTTCAGCTGTGACGACTGCATTAGTTTCTGGTGCATATACATTTACAGGATTGGTTTTAACTGAGGGTACTCCCCTTCAATACAAATACACTATGGCTCCAGGTGTTCGTTTTATTATTCCAAATGCCAATGCAGATTTAAATACACTAACTGTTAGTATTCAACAAACATCTTCTTCAGATCTTTATGAAGTATATACTAGAGCAGATACATTAACTGAAGTCACAGAATTATCTACAATATATTTTGTTAAAGAAATTGATGATGGTTTATATGAGATTTCTTTTGGTAATGATAATCTAGGTTTAGCATTATCAAATGGAAATGTTGTTACTTTAGATTATATGGTTTCTAGTTTAGAAGAACCAAATACAGCGTCATCATTCACATATGGTGGTGTTACTTTGGCAGGAAGCAGTTTATCTGTTACGGCAACTGCTGCAGCTTCTGGTGGTGCTTCTTCAGAAAGTATTGATGAAATTAAATTTAATGCACCAAAATACTACGCTGCACAAAATAGAGCAGTAACACCAGATGATTATAAAGCCATTATTTTAAAGAACTTCCCTGAGGCACAAACTATCTCAGTGTGGGGTGGAGAAGATAATAATCCTCCAATCTACGGTAAAACTTACATTTGTATTAAACCAAAAGAAGCAAGTAAACTAACTAATTTACAAAAAGAGTTTATTAAAAATAATATTTTAGAATCAAGAAATATTGTTTCTATTACTCCAGAAATAGTAGACCCAGAATTCTTTAATATTAAAGTTACCTCATTTGTTTACTATAATCCAAGAGCAACCACTAAAACGGCTGCACAGATTGAAACTCTGGTTAAACAATCAATCATGAGATATAATGATGAAGAGTTAGAAAGATTTGATTCTGTTCTTCGTTATTCTAAATTAACTAAAATTATTGATGAAACAGATCCAGCTATTACAAATAACATAACTCGTATTATGATTCGTCATCCACATGAGGTGCAATATAATATTGCTTCTCAATATATTCTTGATTTAATTAATCCAATTTCTCAGGATGGTGGTAAACAGGGTGAAGTTTTTGCATCAACAGGTTTTTATATCCCAAATAGTAATGAACTACATTTCCTCGATGACGACGCTAACGGAAATATTCGTTTGTACTACACAAACACTAATTTTGAAAAGGTCATTGTTACTCCAGATATAGGAACGATTAATTATGAAACAGGAAGTATTGTGGTTCGTAGTCTAACAATTCGAGCCATTGATGGAGCATTCTTTGAATGGCAGGTAAAACCAGAATCATACGATGTTGTATCAGCATTAAATCAAATCGTTCAAATAGATCCGACATTATTAACTATTGAAGCGATCGCAGATAATACAATTAATGGTGACTTACAAGCAGGTTACAATTATCAGTTTAACTCTATTAGATCATAATGCATACTAGTTCAGTAAGAACACCGATAGCATCGGTAGTAAAACGACAACTCCCTGAGTTTATCAGAGAGGACTATCCTACATTTGTTGCATTCGTAGAAGCATACTATGAATATTTACAAAATCAAGGTGTAGATTTAAGTAAATTTAGAGACATTGATCAAACTCTAGAAAGTTTTATTGATCAGTTTAAAAAAGAACTTGCTTATAATCTACCCATTGTTGTAGAAGACGAAAGATTTTTACTATCACGTATTAAAGATCAGTATCTTGCCAAAGGTTCTGAGGCATCATACAAGTTATTGTTTAAACTTCTTTATGGTAAAAATGTAGAGTTATTATATCCAGGGCAGCAGATGCTTGTTGCTTCTGATGGTCGTTGGAATCAAGAAATCTCAATTTTCGCTCAAGTTGATTATGGTGATCCTGATGACATTGTTGGTAAACTAGTAGACATTCAAACTGCTGGAAGAATTCTAAGGGTTCTAGTTGATAAAAAAGAATCTCTTATTGGTGAAATCGATCGTATTGTTAAAATTGGTAAATCTTTTGAAATCGAATCTACTGGAGTTTCTGGTGCCAGCACTGTTACTGTTACAAATAATACAGGCATTGAAGTAGGACAATTAGTTACAGCACCACAAAATGGTGGTGGTATTGCTGGTGGTACAAAAGTAGTTTCTATTTCTGGAAATGTTATAACATTAAGTAATGCTAATACTGCTACTGTTAATAGTTCATTAATTTTTTCAAATGAACTCTATGAATTTTTCTTAGATAAAAGATTCTTTGGTGTTATAAATCCTGGAGATTTACTCAAATTTCAAGACACTTTTCAAGCAAGAATTGTACCAGCCACAAAAAATTTAACAATAACACAATCAGGAAAAAACTTTAGAGTTGGTCAAGTATTTGAATTAAGATCTGGTATTGGTACTGGTGCTCTTATGAAAGTCACTGAAGTTGAAGATGATGGTGGCATTAAATATGCAGAATTTATTAAGTTTGGTTTAGGATATACTGCTAATTTTGCATTGTCAATTTTAGCGACAAATGATGTTGTTTCTGCAGGATCGGTTAATATTGCAGGTACTTCTACATTAAGTGAATTAAATACATATCAATCTGCAGGTGCTGGCACTATATCTGCGTCGTCATCAAGCGCAACTGTTACTGGAACTGGTTCTAGTTTTGGTTCAGTTGGTAATGTAGCAGTTGGTGATGAAATTTGGACAACAGACACAACACCTTTATTGGTGGGTGTAGTTAAAAGTATTGCTAGTACAACCTCACTTACATTAACTGGTCTGGCGAGCGAATATGGTGCTGGTACAGCGATATCTGGATCATATTCTGGTGGATATGTTTTTAGAAATTCTCGCTCAATTGGAAGTTTGTATGCTCCAGGTGGAACACAAGCACTAACCATTAAACCATCTCTTAATGATAGAACAGAAGGTTTTAATGAACAGGGTTATGTTAACTTAGTAGACTATGTAGTAGCAGAATATGTTGATGGAACTTATGCTGGTTCTACTCTTCGAGAGTTTTCTTTAAATTTTAGAAACGCACAAACAAATTCAGACGATCCAGCAATTATCTCGGTTGCACTGGGTGCTCTTGTAAAGTATCCAGGATATTTTCAAACTAATAATGGATTTATTAGTGATAGCATTTATGTACAAGACAGTCGTTACTATCAAGCATTTTCATATGTAATTAAAATTGACGAAAGACTTTCTTCATATAAGTCTGCCGTTAAAACGATGTTGCACCCTGCAGGTATGGCACTATTTGGCGAGTTTAATATTACCAATAATTATGATTTAAGTTTAGAACTAGAATCATTAGTAAAATCTTTGGGTATTGGACTAACAGATCTTATAGTATCAACAGACTCATTCGCATTTTTAACTACAACCAAAGTTCTTTCTGATACTCTTGATACTCCATCTGATTCTACATTTATAAAAACATTCTTCTCTGTATTGGATGATACTCTTGATACACCAGATGATTCTTCTTATGCGCAATCGTTTAATAAATTATTAAATCAAACTACTTTAAATAATGATGGAGATGCAGAAGGACATTCTGTTACAATGCAAAGCACTTCTACAGTATTTAATACTGGAAAATCGCTTTCTACATCTTACAGTGGAATGTCAGATTCTATTTCAAGTTTTGAAGTAGATAAAGTATTATCAGATACCCCAGTTATAACTGAAAGTATTGGTATAACAACAGATAAATATGTATTTACAGAAGCAAGTCCAGATGAACTAGACCCACAAGACCACACTGGTTATGTACAGCTAAATTCTTATTATGGACAAGATTACATCATCTTTGCAGATGAATATTCAGTAGGCTCAAGAGAGTCTACATTTAACACGCTATAAAATAAAGGAGATTTTATGAACCATCAAATCACAGAACAATTAAAGGCGACTGGTAAAGTTCGCATCGTACAAACAAACGCTAGTGGTGAAACTATTAAGGAATTTGAAGTTCCTAACCTAGTTGTAACTACTGGTAAAAACTATATTGCATCTAAAATTGTTGCAACAACCAATTCCCCAGTTTCCATGACTCATATGGCTATTGGAACTGGTACTGGAACTCCAGGTGCATCAGATACTGCTCTTGGCGCAGAAACTGGTCGTGTATCATTAGCAGGATCTGTTGTTTCAACTAACACTATTACTTACACTGCAACTTTCCCAGCAGGAACTGGTACAGGTGCTATTACTGAAGCTGCAGTTTTAAACGCTTCATCTTCAGGAGTTATGCTCTGCCGTACTACTTTCCCAGTAGTTAATAAAGCTGCTGGTGATACTATTGCTGTAACATGGGTTGTGACTGTAAGTTAATTTAACTTTTTAGTTTAGGGTTCTACATGACAACATCGTCATCTTTAATTAAAACCATTCTGCACAAATCATTGGCAGAGGGTGTCTACAGAGATGTAGTAACAAGAAGTTCAAACTATTATTACTATCTTGGTAAGACATTGTCATGGACAGATGAATTGAATCCTCCATATCCAATTGATAGTTATGCATATGAACGCAATGCTCGATCTGAAATTATTACAATGAAACAAATTGGTCCATCTGATGTATCATTTGTTATTCCAAGAAGAAATTGGACTTCAAATACAATTTATGATATGTATGACGATGAATACTGTAATGAAATTTTAGGCATTAATATTATTTCTGGTGGCACTGGATTTACTTCTTTGCCGACTATTACTATATCAGGTGGCGGTGGCACAGGTGCTTCTTACACTCCAGTAGTTTTAGATGGTCAAATTATTGATGTGGATTTTGTATCAAGAGGAACAGGATATACTTCTACTCCTACAGTTACAGTGACTGGCGGAGGTGGTGTTGGCGCAAACTTACAGGCAGTTTTAAATTTAGCATACTCTGGTGAAAATAATCTTGAAGATGCTAATTTTTATGTTATGACAGATGACTTCAATGTGTATAAATGTCTTGATAATAATTTAAATGCTGCATCAACAGTTAAACCTACTGGAACTTCTGTTTCTCCAATATCAACATCAGATGGTTATATTTGGAAATACATGTATAATGTCCCTATTAATTTAAGGGGTAAATTTTTAAATGACCAACAGATTCCTGTAGTTTCCGCACTAACTAATCAATTTTATTCTAATGGTACTGTTGATAGTGTAATTATTAATAATAAAGGTTCTGGGTATACTACAGCAACTATTACAGTTTCAGGTGATGGTTCTCGTGAAGAAGATCCTATTTTTGTAAATGCTGTAACTGTATCTAATGCTGGCACTAATTACACTTCTGCTCCAACAGTAACTTTTAGCGATCCAGTTTCTGATGCGTCATCATTTATTTCTGGGGCAACCGTATTTCTTGGACAAAGAATTTACAATAGTGTATTTGACTTTTATGAAATTACTGCACCAGGAACTTTATCGTCTTCTGAACCTACACATAGACTTGGCATCGTTCAAAATGGCACAGCAGCATTAAAATTTGTTGGTACCAGAGCAAAGGGAACTGCTTCGATGACTGTACCAACTCTTTCAGGAGTTGTTATTGCAGGCACAGCTGGTCAATTTACTTGTACTGCAACTACTTTATCGGTTGGTCATTTAATTGCTATTTCTGGAACATTTGGTGGCACTGGTAGCATTACTGGATACTCAAATCCAACAACATATAAAGTTTCTGCTATTACTGGTTCTGGGTCTTCTGTAACAGGGTTTACTTTAACCACTACTGCTGATGTTGCCATTGTTACTACTGCAGGAACTCCAACTGGCTTAACATATTCTAATACTTCAAGACAGAGTGTTAATACAGTAAGTTTAACTGGTGCAGTCAGAGAGATTAATTTAACCACTGGTGGATCTGGTTATACTACAGCACCAACAATTACATTTTCTGGTGGTGGTGGTTCTGCTGCAGTAGCATCTGCCAAAATGAATGCTATTACTGGTTCTGTTTTATTTGTTAGAGTAACAAATCCAGGTGATAATTATACTAGTGACCCAACAGTAACATTTGGAACTGCATTTCCATTATCCACTGCAGTTTTAGTTGGTGAACAATATTTCGTTTCGAATAGACTTTATACAATTACAGGTGCTGGCACTACTGCTAGTAGTGCTCCATCTCATACTAGTGGTTCAGCTACTAGCGGAACTGCAACAGTTGCTTATGCAGGAACTCCAGCAACAGGTTCAGTTGTTCGTAGATTTGGTGCAGGATATTCAACTGTTCCTACAGTTTCGTTTAGTGGTGGTAGTGGATCTGGTGCAATTGCAGCAGTTAATGTTTCTAAATCAGACGCTAAACTATACCCAATTTTAGATGCTGGACAAATTACTGGTGTTACTGTTGAGAATAGTGGGATTGGTTATAGTACAGCAACTATAGGTGTTTCTGGAGATGGAACTGGAGCTAGTTTATCTGCAGATTTAAATGTGGGTAACATTGCATCATTGCAAGCCAATAATGAAATTTTAACTACAGCTGGAACTATTAATGCAATTAAATTAATCTCTGGTGGGTATGGTTATGGTGTTGCCACAGTTGCCATACAAGGCGACGGAACTGGTGCAACTGCCACAGCTACTATTAATACTGCCACAGGTCGTATCACTAAAATTAATATTACAAATCCAGGACAAAATTATACTTTTGCCAACGTGGTAATTACTGGAAATGGTAAAGCTGGTAAAGCCAGAGCAATTATGCCTCCATTTGGTGGACATGGTAAAAATGCTCCAGATGAGTTTTTTGCAAGAACATTAATGTTTTACTCTAATGTTTCCAATGACCTAAATCAAGGACTTGAAGTAAATAACGATTATCGTCAATTAGGAATTATTAAAAACCCAAGAACATATGCAGCAAATACTCGTTTTACAGGAGTGATCGGATCTGCATGTTTCTTAGTACAAGGTGCTATCAATACCTCTTTCTTTCCTAAAGATACAAATATAACTGTTGATAGAGTTATAGGTGGAACTACTTTTGAGAGAAGATATCGTGTTGTTTCCTCTACATCTACAGCAGCATTAATCCAATCTTTAGATAACGATGTTCCTGCAATTAACGACATTTTTACTAATGATGCCACTCAAACATTTACTGCATCTTCAGTATCTAATCCAACAGTGGATAAATATTCTGGTCAGCTAATGTTTATTGATAATAAAGCTGGATTTACTCCATCAGATGAAGAGACTGTTACTCTTAGAACTATTATCAAATTCTAACATAAATATAGAGAACTAACCGAGAGAAGAATAAAGAATGGCTATTAACTTTAATACCGAACCATATTATGACGACTTCGATGAAACTAAAAAATTCTATCGAATTCTTTATCGTCCAGCCTATGCAGTTCAAGCACGAGAACTCACTCAAATGCAGACTATTCTGCAGAATCAAATTTCTCGTTTCGGTGACCATGTATTTAAAGAAGGTGCAATGGTCATTCCTGGACAGGCTGCGATTGATACAAAAATTGGATATGTTAAATTAGAAGCTGCATATGCATCAGTTAATGCAGATACAGTGGTTGAAGAGTTTGTCGGATTAACGATTCAGAACGCAACTGGTCTACAGGCTGAAGTTATTCATTATGTTAAATCTTCTGGTGCAGATCCAGCTACACTTTTTGTTCGTTATAAGAATTCTGGAACTAGCACTACAGAAAAAACATTTGCTGCTGGTGATGTTATTTCTGATGTTGATACTACATATACTGTTCAAGCTGCAGCTTCATCTCCATCTGGTGTAGGTTCTATTGCAACGATTACTCTTGGTGTCTACTATATTAAAGGACATTTTGTCCTTGTAGAACCACAAACTATTGTTCTTGACAAATACACAAATACTCCATCATATCGTATTGGTTTGGTGGCTGAAGAAGAAATTATTACTGCAGAAGAAGACGAAACATTATATGATAATGCTCAAAATTCATTTAACTATGCTGCTCCAGGTGCACATCGATACAGTATAACCACAACATTAACTAAACTAACT